CCCTCACCCGTTTTATTAATAACCCTTAAGTCTGTAATGTTGACAACACCCGACTGTGAGTTGATAACTTGTTTTAATTCACCAACAAATAAGTGGTCCCCTAAATCTCTTCCGTCAATACCCATATATTCACTAACCTCTGTAATGATATTAGATATCACCTCAGTTTGATTAACTTTCTTATCTAAGATAACATCAATCTCTAAACCTAAGTCGACAATCTCTGCAACTTCAGTTTCGATGTAATCATTAATCATTCTGAATTCTGATAAGTACTCCGCAATGTTCTGTCTAAGGACATTAGACACTTTAGATGTAAGGTTACCATTAGAATCATAAGATAGTAGATTAATACGTATCTTATTATCTTCCTCGAATACGTTGACCTTTGAAGGTGCTCCGTATTTTGCTGGCATTGTTTTAATTAATATTCTATAATCATTTAATGTCACCGCTCTCTCTTGAGCCGCGAAATTAAACGCCACCATATTTCTTACTTCCTCTAATGAAGGTTTGTCAGCACCACCAATAGCAGCAGTTACATTCTCACCTCTAAGTGAATTAATNACATTTGTATTAATAGTCTGTGAAGGNCCTGTCATTACTAAGTTGTAATCACCTAAAGACGATAACACTCCAACACCAACATTCGAACTTACACCACCACCGATTCTATACTTAATGAATAATGTAGTATTTGGTTTAAGTGACCTACCCAATGATAAATTGTTAGTTAAATCTAACATATCGTAATCACCACCTAAGTCAACAAAGGTGTCGAATTGGTCCTGAGCACTAGTATTACCACCACCAAAAGTTAAAAATGAGAACCCTTCAGGTGTAAACTCATTAATGAATCTTCTATCAACCGTCTTATACTTACCTCTAACCAATCCTGGTTGGTCTGAAGGTGATGTCATATCGGGAACGAATACTCTGTCCTGTGATAAACTTTTTACTTCCTCCCATTTTGTTCTTGAACTTATAAATTCAGAATCTGAAGGAATCGTTGTGAATGTAGTCCCTTGCTTTTCAATAACACCAATAATACCTAACACATCATTATCAGGTAAGTATATCTTAGCAAATGGTTTTACGTCTGTTGGTCTGATAACCTTTTTAAATACCTTTGTAATACCATTAACCACAACCTCTCTTTTTGTGATGTTGTACGATACAATGTTTCCACTAGCATCAGTTATTGGAATTTTAGTTCTATTAGGATTTCCTTTGATATCATAAGGAGATGAGAAATCAATGTCATACACCGTCTCAAATATTTGACCGTTCCCCGTTAACTGAGCACCTCTCGTAAGTAACCCTAAGTAACGAGCATCTTCCTTATCCCCCGAAACAGGAACCGTAATGGTAAAGTCCACTAAAGAAACTGAAGGTCTCTTCCCTGGCAACTTCAGACCGTAAGTCCTTGCAATGTTATATATTGATTGTTTTTGTTGTGCAAAATCTAATACAGTCTCCTGCATTGTTCTATCTAAGTGATAATGTAAGTTATCACCAATCGCTGCGTTCATATCCAAAAATACAGAGTATAAAGACGCATCGTTATAATTCTGAATTAAATCAGGGTAATACTCTTTAGTTAAGTTAACTAACTCATTTCTTAACCCTAAAAAGTCTCTTTCTGTGTACGATATTCTATCAGCCATTTTATAAATTTATAATTATGTAATCTCTTTGTGAGAATTGACCATTATTATTTGAGTAGTCTATTCTTAACTTTACCGTATACTCTTCAGTACCATCAGCCGCAGTCCTATAAAGTCTTTCGTCTAATCCGGTAACGTACTCACCCGGTGATTCTTCCGTATCTAAATATGGAGTCACCTCAATTTTATTTATGGTCACATTAGGGATGAACTCCTCAACCGCAGTTGTAACCTCATTTTCAATCCTATTAAAGGTCGTTGAATCCATTGGTTCGAAAATATATTCATATAATCGTGTACCAAATGAAGGTAAATAATAACGGGTTCCTTTTCTAGTTAGTAATAAGTGAATCAATATCGCTCTTATCTCATCTGAAGTACTTTCGGTTAAACCTAAATACTTACCACCCTTAGATTCACTAAAGGGGAAATTTATACCAAAACTGAAAGGGTTTTCCATTATTTATTCTTTCTATATAAATATTAAACTAACTCTTTTTTTAATTTATTAAATGATATTAATAAAAAAAGGGGATATTTACATACCCCCNTTTCTATTTTCATAATCAATTTTATGACCCACAAGCCTCACAATCATCTGGATTGTCCAATGAACAAACCATATCTTTTAAAACCTGTTCGTCAGTTGCCGTTGATATTGGTTGAGGTGTTGGTTCAACCTCTTTAACCTCTACCTTCACTTCTTCTTTAGGGATATCTTCTAACTTAGACATATCAACACCTAATCCTTTTAGTGCTGCAGATTTCGGTCTAGTTCTTAAATAATACATTCCCGTTTTTAATCCTTTTTCCCAACTATGGATATGAGCTGCCGTTAGTTTAGCGGCGTTTACATCCTCCATAAATAAGTTCATAGATTGAGATTGGTCAATGAACATACCTCTATCGGCCGCCATATCAATTAATCTCTTTTGTGAAATTTCCCAAACTGTTTTGTAACGGTCTTTAACTTCTTGAGGTATTTCCTCAATGTGTTGTACCGAACCATTACCCGCAAACATTTTTAGTCTCACCGTCTCATTCCAAATACCTAAGTTTACCAAATCTCTAACCAAGTGTTTGTTAATCATAACATACTCACCCGATAAAGTGTTTCTCTTATAGATATTAGCCGTGAATGGTTCAAAACACTCGTTGTTACCTAAAATCTGTGCCGTAGATGCCGTTGGCATTGGTGCCAATAATAGTGAATTTCTAACACCGTGCTCCATAACCTCAGTTCTTAGTGAATCCCAATCCCATCTTCCTGATAGTTCATTTGAAGAAACTCCCCACATGTCAAATTGGAATTTACCTTCTGACATTGGTGAACCTTTAAATGTTTGGTAGTGACCATCTCTCTTAGCAATATCATTAGATGCCTTAACACCCGCAAAATATATTGTCTCAAAGATATCTTGGTTTAGTTGTTTCGCTTCGTCTGAATCAAAAGGTAGTCCTAATAACGCAAATACATCCGCTAACCCCTGAATACCAATACCGATTGGTCTGTGTCTAAAGTTTGAGTTTCTAGTTTCAGGTGTCGGGTAAAAGTTAATATCAATTACCTGATTTAAGTTCACCGTTGTCTGATAAGAAATATCATATAACTTTTGGAAATCAAAGTTTCTCAACTTCTTATCCTGTGAACGTACCTTACCTGTTGGTATTTCAACCATTTTAGGTAATGCAATAGACGCTAGGTTACAAACCGCAGTCTCATCTTTATCTGTATACTCTAAGATTTCAGTACATAAGTTCGATGACTTAATTGTCCCTAAATTCTTTTGATTAGACTTAGCGTTAGCCGCGTCTTTATACAACATATAAGGTGTTCCCGTCTCAATCTGAGACTCTAAGATTCTACTCCATAATTCTCTCGCTTGGATTGTTTTACCTTTACCTTCATTCTCGTATTGTTCGTATAAGTTGGTGAACGCTTTGTTCTCTCCGTCATCATACGCATCAATAAGACCAGGTACCTCATCAGGTGAGAATAATGTCCACTTACCGTTCTCTTTAACTCTTTTCATAAATAAATCAGCGGTCCATAGAGCTAAGAACAAATCTCTTGCTCTCATTTCTTCCTTACCGTGATTCTTTCTTAAATCTAAGAAGTCGTAGATGTCAGCGTGCCATGGCTCCAAGTAAACGGCGATTGACCCTTTTCTTTTACCACCACCTTGGTCCACGTAACGAGCAGTCTCATTAAAGACCTTTAACATCGGTACGATACCATTTGATGTTCCATTAGTACCCTTAATATACGCACCTTTTGCACGAATCTTATGAATATTAATACCAATACCACCCGCTGATTGTGAAATTGCCGCACAATCCGCTAATGTTTTGTAAATACCTTTGATTGAATCATCATCAA